CACTTGGGAATTGACTGGTGCCGATTAGCGTTCTCAAGGTTTTGTCGTCAACATCATCGCATATTCGATCATTGACGGTGTCATAGAAGTGATGAATCCCTTTTATCCCGTCAGCATACTTCGCTTCAACAAAACTTTCTAATGTTGAGCTATCCATGAGCCATTCGGTCATTGGATTTATAATATTATTCACAAGAAGGATTGTCCAATAGTAATTTGGCGTTTTATAAATCTTTTCTGAAACGCTTTCAGGCAATTCCCCGTCTTGGACTATGTATCTTTGAAATAGGTATGAGTCATCAATTTTTGTTCTTTTCAAGGCAAAGGCTGTTGCTATATTTACGACACGCCTGCTCTCTCCGTCTAACGTGTAATTTATTCTTGGGAATTTATTGAAAAATGGCATTTAGAACCCCTCCTTAACATCATCGCGAAGGACGATTTCGATTTCGGTGAATCTTAAATTGAGGGAAATCTCGGCAGGGAATCCGTCTCGTGTCATGCTCCACATCCCAGACCCAGTATAGTCTGTGTCTATCCCGACAAGAACGCATCGTTTGAATTTATTAAGCCATTTGTTGGGCTTACCTTCAAATTGGTACTCGATTGTGAATTCATTCGGATATCCCAAAATCGCTTCGTTGGCACCGCCTTTCCCTGGCGGAAGGGATGCCATTCTCAAAGATTGAATCATATCATAGATTGTTTGTGTATCCGCTTGACTGTGTGGATACAGCTTGAAAGAGAATTCAAATGTTCTGAAATCAACGCCGCGGAATATCATTGTCAAATAAGGGTTCGGAATCTTCTGGGCCGTTGCGCCCATCAACGTCTCGGCTGAAACGCCACTCCCTAACTTTTGCGCCAAAGTACTAGCTAAATTGAATCCGCCTCTATATAGAGCAGCTCCGCCCAATTCGCGCAACCCTGCCATCACACCCTCCTTGCCATCCACCATTGCCGCGCCGATTCCTGCGATGACGCCTAGTTTTTCAGCATCCCAGCTAACCGTATTCGGGTTAACCAGTCTTTCTGGCATATAAAGGGTGTATGTATTAGAGGGGCTCGATGATTTTCTGTCTTGACGCTCCCATTCGCTGAATTGAATGCACGCCTGGAAAACGTCGTCGCCTACATTTGCTGGATACTTATAGTTCGCCATGATTGATAAATACCTGTATAGTTTTACATGATATTTATGGCACACAATTACTATCAAGGTAAATACACCGTACTTCATCCAGAAAAATACGTCGGAGACTCTAAGGATGTTGTGTTTAGAAGCCTATGGGAAAGAAAATTCATGGTTTGGTGTGACACAAATCCTAGTGTCCTGAAATGGGGCAGCGAAATATACCCAATCCAATACTATAGCGAAGTTGACCAAAAAGTTCGCAGATACTTTATTGACTTCTTCGTCCAAATCAAAAAGGCTGACGGAACTATACAGAATTTGGCAATAGAGATAAAACCTTACTCGCAAACTCAAATGCCTGTACGAGGCAGAAAGAAAGAAAAGACTTATATACAAGAGTGCTTGACATATCAAGTTAATCAGGATAAATGGAAAGCAGCTCGCGAATGGGCTAAGAAAAACGGGTTTGAATTCATCATTTTAACAGAATACGAATTGGGGCTAGCTAAACGAAATGAAAAAGGAAACGATCGAGGATAAGGTTAAGAAGAGCGGCGGCAATGAAAAGACGCTTGCCAATAACAGTCTCAAATGGTTCTATAACCAGATAAAGAGTACTGCGAGCGCATTTCCAGACAATACTTTTAATCCTATCATACACCCTTTCATCGGCGGAATGTTCCATTTCATCTATGATCCTAAATTGAAAGACACATTGCCTTACTGGGATAGATTTCCGCTCGCTATACCGATTGAATTGTATAATGATGGGTTTTTAGCGTTAAATCTTCACTATCTTCCGCCTCGTCTCAGGGCAAAGCTCCTAGACGCTTTGCTAAAACTGAAAGAAGAGAGCCCGACAAAGGGGGCATATGTGAGAGTTAGCTACGAAATTCTAAAGAGTGCTGTAAAGCATAAACTTTTTCAGCCTTGTTTGAAAAGGTATCTGACCAATCACATAAAGAGTAAAATCATAAAAATAAGCGAAGAGAGCTGGGATAATGTCGCATTTCTTCCAACGCAGCAATTCAAGAAAGCTTCAACGGCTGAAATTTGGGGAGGCGTCAAATGAGCGGAGATTTTAGTGTAAAAACCTTTATTTCGAGATTCAATAAAGGATTTGCGAGGCCCAGTCGTTATCGCGTTGAATTTACATTGCCTCAAGGCTTCAACGCTTCGCCCGATCTTCCTGGCGTTAATAGCAACAGCGCAGCGTCCAATATAAAGTCACAAGAGATGAGCCTGAATAGGAATGGGAACATAAATGTGATGTGTCATAGCTGCTCTCTTCCTCAACGAACACTTCTAACATACGATCATAAGCAACTGGCTGCACCTTACAGAGTTCCATATTCTCAAAGCTATGACCCTGTTACGTTTAGCTTCTATGCTGACACTGATTATTCAGCCAGAGAGTATTTTGACATATGGCAGAATGCTGCGATAAACATAGGAAGCAATACCGTCAACTACTACAATGAGTTTACCAGCGATGTTAGAATCACTACAATTGATAGCGCTGGAAATGATGCATACTTTGTTGACTTATACGAGGCATATCCAATAAATATCGGCGTAATTGATTTGAGTTACAGCACAACGAATGCTGTGCAAACCGTGACTGTCACGCTCAGTTACAAGTACTGGGCTTCGAGTGGAAATGATACGCGAGTGAGCAGAACTGCATGACGATCGAATACGATAACCCCTGGCTCTTCAACGGCGAGCCTTTCCTCGACTGCGGCAACTATGCTGGGTTCGTTTACGAGCTGATCGACAAGGTCAATGGTAAACGTTACATAGGCAAGAAGTTTTTTTGGAGCAAGCGGAAGCCAAAAGGCAAAACCAGACGCGTGACCATAGAAAGCGACTGGAGAAAGTACTACAGTTCGAGCGACGAGATCAAGAAACTGGTGAAAGAGCATGGCGGCGAAAGGTTCGAGCGTCACATACTGAGCTTGCACACGTTAGAACGCGACGTGAACTACATGGAAGTCAAACTACAGTACTCCTTAGGCGTTCTCGAAAAAGTTGACGAGAACGGCGAGATGCTATACTACAACGGGAACATCTCAGGGAAGCACCATTGCCACCTTGTGAGAGGCATCGAGTCAAGGTCAGCAATAGCAAAGCCCTCTTGAAGAGGGCTTATTTTTGGTGGGCCAAGTAGGACTCGAACCTACACTCGGTCGATTATGAGTCGACTGCTTTAACCTTTAAGCTATTGGCCCCTATTCTGATATCAAATCCAATCTAGAGCGTAGCGAACGCGTTCATCGTTCGAGGTCATCTTTTCAGGGATGACGACAAATTTCTCGTCTCCTAGGTATTTGTAACCAAACGCTAGAATGTTATTGTTGATTGCTACTTGGTAGGGATAGCTCATGAACGTTTTGCCGCTCTTCCCCTCATCATCGATTGTCGGAATTCCTGGCTGAATGAGGAAAATTTTCGAGAAATACTTCTCGCACGATTCAATGGCTTGTTCGATCAAAGATCGCGTTTGGGCGGACCATAGATTGCTGCACGTACTATCCAGATTAGCAAATAGATACCCAAGAACGTCAAGAGGAGTCCTGTCCACGACATAGGCTTTTTCTTTGATGTTTCCATATTGACCATCCAGGTAATTGGCTAGGTGCTTTTGAATTTCGAGGCGCTCGGCGAATGTGAAGTGATTGGAAGGACTTGATCGGATTGCTTTCCAGATTGGAGCTTCGCTAACTTTGGTTGGATGGAACTCAATCTTCAGAGAATCCGCAACATTTTTTGCCAGCGTCGTTTTGCCTGTTCGATGTGCGCCCGAGAATCCAATACGCATAATTATACCTCAGAGTGGAAGGAATTTTCAATAGTAGTATACGCGAACCGTATATCCGCGCTTCTGGATTTCCGATGCGAAGCGGAGCGCGCTTTCCTCGTTATCGAACGTATGCTCTTCGATGAGGTTGCGATTGTGGATGATGACGACTTTCATGATTGCTACCTTTGCTTCGTTGTTCACGTGGATATTATAAGCAAAATTTCCGCCGCTGTCAACCGCCTCAAAAATATCCCTACACAACGTATGCCCATGTGAGCTTCGCTCCCTCGACAGCCTTCAGCCTACCGTTCGGGGCGTAGCGGACTCCATCTTCGATAGTAACCGAGCTCTCCTTCAACCCGTGCTTTTTCGCCATTCTGTTGATCGCTCGAACCTTCTTCATGACGTTGATCCATGTGCCTACGTATGTCCTGACGACCAATTTGCCCTCTTTCATAGGAACCTCTTCCAGTCGAGTGGCATGTTGCAATTGCTAGGCGCTCCCTTGAACATAGGGGCAATCTGTTCGTCGTTATACCCAGCGAGCCCGCAGCCGATTCTCGTAATCCAGAATTTCATGTCGGAGCTCGAACTAGCGAAATCCAAGAACCGAGTAACTGATTTCGAGATCTCTTCAAGAGGCAATGTCAGGATCTCTTCGTCTTTCGTTGGGATCGCATACGACCTGCCGACTAGCCCTTCCCCAATGCCATACTTAGCGCCAAAGAGCCGTAAGGCAGCTCTAGCAGCACCCGCACCATGTATGCCAGCAAGATTGCTGCCGAAAACAAAAACACTCTCATCAAAAGGCGTCGTGCCATCTTTGTGATATTCGTATTCCATTTCATTTCCGCTTCAGATCGTTTGTAGTGGCGGCGTTTTTAATTCCATCAATGATAATTCTTTTCATAACATCATGTTTAAAATCAAGCATCTTCTTCTTATTTTTTCGCATATCCTCTTCATCGACGAATTCGGAATCGCAAAAATCGCATGTCTTATAGTGCAAGGTCAGATTCTCTTTGAATCCAATGTATTCTGCTTCGAACTGATCTTCGCAGTCGATTACATAGCCCTCGCCGCAAACTTTGCATTTGACCAGATTCACGATGTCTCCTCGAGCTCTTCGAACGATTTCATGAGTTCGTTAAAGTATTCAAGTTGGCGCTCGATCACAAGAGACCCGACGCTGTCGTTGCGCTTGGCGTCCCGTTTGACTGCCTCTTCGTAGTCTACGCGAAAAATCTTGTACTCAACATCGAATCCGAGACTTTCGAGCCATTTGCGCATTTCTTTGATGCGGTTGAGGTTGAGGTTGGTGTCGGAGATGATGATGGTTTTCACCTGTGGATTTTTCGCGGCGCGCTCGATCATTTCGCGCTGAGTCAACGTGACTTCTGGCTCCCATTCCCATTTCCACTTGCTCCATGTGAACGGTTTGCCAGTCCTGATGATGAAGAGGTTCTTGCGAATATTGTCGCGATTGATTTCGATCGCATCATCGTTTTCGGCGCAGTATTCTGCAGCCCAAGTGGATTTTCCGCTGGCGCTGATGCCGATGGTCAAGATTGCTTTTTTCATGATGATTACTTCAAACGATGAACAATGCGCTTGAAAGAAGAAGGCTTTGCGACTTTTTTCGGTTGGTTGGGAAAAATGACTTTTCGGACGGGCTCATATCCGAGAGAAAAACAGTCGCCAAAGAGAGTGCGACCGAGGAAAGAATCGGGCTTGATGTCATCTTTCCCGACTGTTTTCAGCTCTCCGTCGATTTCGACCGTGTCGCCGACTTCGATGTTGTTGATATGGGTGAGGACAACTTTGTAGCTCATGATGTTTGCCTTCCACTATTTCCGTTGCTGATGGGTTTATTATAGACTATTTTCAGCCGATGTCAACCGACCTTACCGCCAGTAAGGTTATTTTTGATGCTGCGAGCTTCGTACGTACGCGCACGTGCGCGTCAAGTCGACAAGCTCATGTCAAACGCCTAGAATCTTGTCTATGACGCCATTAGCGAGTGCTTCGTCGGCATCCATGTACCAGTCCGTTTTCGTCTTGTAGTTCTCTTCCAGCTTCGCCAGACTGATCTTTGTGCGCTTAACGGTCATTTCCATGATTCGTTTCTGCAAGCGCTGCACCTCGGAAATTTCTTCTTCCATGTCTTTCAGCTTGCCCCACACCGCGCTGCCGACTTGATGGAACATCAACGTCGAGTTTCGCATCGCGAAGCGTTTGTGGCCATGGATCGCCATCATGAATCCGCACGACATAGCTGTGCCAGTGACGATGGTGTGAATCGGTGTTTTTGAGTTGTCCATAATGGAAAGGAGACCGAAGCACTGATATACGGATCCGCCGTAGCTGTCGATGTAGATTTTGATAGGCGCAGGTTTGTAGCTCAAGCCGTATACTGGATACAACTTGTTTAGGTATTCATCATTCTTATTGATTGTGATGATAGATTGCGAAAGCTCTGCGATGCTAGATTGGTCAACTTGCTTATTGAAAAACAAATCGCGAGACTTCGGAGTCGGAAGCGTCGCGTCGTCAGGCGAAATATGGTGGCCATCATAATCTGCTTTTTCAGTCATTGCTCGTTCCTTTCTTCATTTCCATCTTTTGCTCTGTAATCGCGTCTTTCGCCATGTTTCGAACATACAAATCTTTGTCATTGATGAGGATATCAAGACCATATCCTTGTTTGGCAACCGCGCCTCGAACATAAGGTGACGGGTCATTAATCAATTTTTCAAGACCAAAGCCTTGTTCAGCAACCGATTCCCGTACCATGTAATCTGGATCATTCACGAGAATGTCAAGTCCGTAGCCTTGTTGAGCAACCATATATCGGACATTATATTCAGGGTCATTGATCAACTTCTCTAGCCCGTAGCCATTGCCCGCAACTTCAGCTCGAACTGCATCAGCAGGGTCTGAAACTAGAATGTCTGGAGCATAACCTAACTTGGCTAAGGCGAGACGAACATAGAAATTTCCATTCCTTGCGTTCTCATTGATTTCTTCTTCCGTCGTCTCGTCGTTGAAAATAGCATTGGCGATCACGCTATGCTCATCGATTGTCAATGTTCCGTTTTTAATAAGATCGGCGAGATCCTCATATTGATACATGCAGTAATCAATGATAGCGATGCCGTCGATTACGAATGCTTCTTCCCCGTTACGAAGTGTAAAAAATTGCATTTTGAGATTTCTATTTTTGATTGAAGAGAATCACCACAAGATAGAAGATGTATTTTTTCGTTCTGACAACACTTTCTTTGCAGTTTCTCGAACAAAAAAATCTTCATCGTTGACGAGGCTATCCAGTCCGTAGCCTTTTTCAGCAACCGCGCGGCGAACATTTGGTGAAGGGTCGTTCACCAGCTTTTCAAGACCATATCCTTGCTCAGCGACAACTTCGCGGACAATATGATTCGGGTCATTCACGAGGATATCGAGACCATATCTGTTACTAGCGACCCTCGAGCGCACAACTGGATTCGGATCGTTTACCAATTTTTCGAGGTGATCTCCAATGTACGCGACTTCAGCTCGAACCCTAGGGTCAGGATCCGCAACCAAAATATCGGTTGCAAACCCTAGGCTGGCTAAAACGAATCGAACATCAGTGTCTTCGCTGCGAGCATACTCGTTGATAACCTCGTCCAATGGCGGCATTCCCGAAAACGCGTTCTTGATTTCTTCGTATTCTTCAATTGTCAACTCTTTGCTTTTCACGAGGTCGTAAATATCCTCATAGTAGTAGAATTTGCCATCAATGACAATGTCGCAATATACGATGATGACTTTCTTGCCTTTGCTGGTGTAGAAAACATTCATCTTCAAGGTCTCTTAATGAGCGGGATTGATTGCGCGAAGAACCTGCAGATACTTGACAATCTGCTCACAGCGGTCGAGTGGCAGCCCAGTATCTTTGGCGACTTCGGATGTAGAGAAGTAACGCCCGTCAATCAAATCTTGCGCAGCCTCGATTGCACAAGCGAGCAAATCCATCTGTGTTTGCGTTTTGGTCATTTCAGTGAGTCCCATTTTCAACTCCTTTTGAGCGATTCGCTTGATCGTACAGAATCGACAGAATGAAATTGCTTACGATTCCCTCGATATCCTTAGGAGTTGCATTTGTCGGTTGTTCGCCTTTGACGACATCGAGGTCGTAAAGGAGCAATCCTTCTTCCTTGTCATCAAACCGCATGTGGGCGATTGTAAACATCACGCCAGCCCATTCGCCCTCTTCGATTCGAAAAGTGATAGGGTCATCGCTTTTGACGACCGAAATGTCGGGTACCGTGATAGTATCATTTCCGCTTTGGAATGTTTTCATGTTCTTTCCTTTTCGTGTTAAACGCGTTTCAAGTATCCAAGTATGTCAATAGATGAATTTCGGCGCCAGGGTAGAGCGCTTCAATCTGCTTGTATAGCGCTTTGCCTTGATCGGTCAAATCGTCAAATGTGCATTTCCAATACTCGCCATCTTTAGCGCCAGACCATCCAGTAGTACCGAGAACAATTGCAGCCAAGTAATCGCGAGAAGTATACTTGTCGATACTCGAGCTTTCAATGTCGTCTCCAAACAGATGAGGGTAGTGAGCCAGGATCCATGCATCCTCTTTATGTGCGTCAGAGCTTTCGATGCTTGTAGGTTTGTCGTCGCCCACGAGAACCTCGTTGCTGATGTCATAAACTTGTGCGCCACAGCACATGACGAAATTGTCGTAGAATTCTTCGTCGCCATAAACGACTAGCTTAACAACCATACCGCCCTCATTTGTGCTGGTCCATGAAGGGTCATTCACGGGAAAGTTGACCCATCCAGAAATTGCATTTGTGCGTCGTTGCATGATATTCACCTAAAGTGAGATCGATTTTACATTATAAAAAGCAGGGGTCAAATTATTTGTTTACCAGTACAAGAGGCGAATATCCCATCCGCCTTCGATGTATGAGTCAACCTTGCTCTTGACCATTTCCGCGTAATCTTTGTACGGATTGACCAGTCGAGTCCCGACAATTTTACTCTCGTGGAAAGCGTCAAATGGATTTTCGTAAACAGGCTCTTCGTATTCTTTCCCTTCGGCATCTTTGAGAAGCCATTCGATAT